TAACCTTTAACCTTCTTCATCGGATCAGCTCCTATCCACAAAACTTATGGTGCTTCGGCCCACGCTGGCACCGTGGTTTTGTTTCAGTTCATTCTTTATCTGAGGCCTGAATCCATCGGAAGGAAAAACCGGATGACTATCAAGAAGAGCCCATACATCGTTCAGCGGGACATCTATCCTTCCGTTAAACGACTTCTGCAGGTATTCAGCGATGTCTTTTATGTAGAAGCAGAACTCATCGGTATGAGTCTTTGGCCTTCCCATGCCCTCAAAATCGAGCATAAGCTGGTTTTCTAACCCATGCGTATTCTTTGTTGACGATTTGCCGCCGAATGTCTGCCACGCAGACTGCTTGTATAATCTGAACCCCTTAATGTTGCTCGTGCAGTGAATCAGATTGTAAACAATCGCATTTTTCTCGTTGAAGAACGGGAAAGCCGCAATATAGTACTGATAGTTACTGTTGCGGTGCAGGGCTTTGATGATGTCCTCTATGCGTTTTTCGTATGCCTTCTTATCGCTTCCATAAGGAATGAGGTTCTCCAGATCCATCAAATACGTCTGCTCGTATTTACTTCTGGCCTCATCTTTCTTAACCATCTTTACGGCCCTCATGGAATCCGAAACCATGTGGTTAAGAATGACTTCGCTCCAGTTGTTGATGAACGGCATGATAGCATTCCAGTCAATAGTGGCCTCATACGGATCGTAAACAAGAAGGTAGTGCTTCTTGTTAGACATTGTCTGGCCTAAACGCTTGGCCAGTTCATTTCCATCCTCGGTCGTAATATGCACATGAAAATTGCGACTGTCATTCGGCATCAAACTTTTTAGATGGTCTGTTCTGGCGGAGCACAAATCGCTAAAATACAGGTCGATCTGCTTATATGGATATTGACCCGCAACATTCCGGAGATACTTGGCAACACGGACCGGCGTACCGAACACCTGCTTTCCGTCATCGTCTACATATTCTCCACTGTTGGACATGCAATCAATAAATACAAGCCCAGAGCAGTATTGATTTTGAAGTAACTTATGTGCCCATGCCTCTACATACTTTTCGATAAGCTCGAACTTCTTAATCGTATGTGGATTGGCGTGACCGATGATTGTGTCACTGCTGCTCACTACTTGCTTCCTCCTCTGGAATTAGGTCCATAATGTCTCCGATATTGCAGTCTAATGCTTTGCAGATTTTCATTAGGACTTCCATACTCACGGTTTCTCCCTTGGACAGTTTCGTAACGGAGGCCCAGCTGATACCAGCCGTAGCAAGTAAATCCTTCTTTTTCATATCTTTATCTATTAGCAGCTTCCATAGCTTTTTGTAACTTACTTCCATCGGGATCTCCCTTCCTTAAATCTAAAAAAGCCTGTTTCAGAGCTCGACTAAAATATTATATCACGGAAGTGTGTAAATTACAAGAGGTTTTCTCTGAAAACGCTCGAATTTCCACTGAATATGGTTGAAATTTCATCGTAGATGTGGTATAATATGTGAGTTCAAATCATTTTCGGTTAGGAGGGTGTGTCTTGTCTAAGAAGTATGATACGTTTGCGGCCTATCTTGAGGACGTGTACTATAACCAGATTTTCAGCAAAATTAAATCATACCTCTACAACAATAAAGGTCACTTAGATCTGTCAACTTCGGTTGTTCCTGACCCTTCCTATGTGGAATTGAGTGACTTCAAAGTCATGGGTGTCAATTTCCATGAATCCGATACTGACAGGATTGAATGCAAGGTCACTGTTCGTGCGGAAATCGAAATCTCCGGACGTGGCCGACGTGACTATGAAAGCGATTCTACCGAGTGCTGGCTTTCGATACCTTTTTCCGCAACTTTGAATAATGGGCTTCAGCAAGTCAGAATTGGATATGCATCAGAGTATTCAAGAGAACTGTTTCGGGCAGAAGATGCGCTCACTAAATACTTGGTCCCATACATCTACGCAAAAGATCTCGATAAGCATGCGGAGAGATTTCTCGAAAAATACTGTCCCCGTGCGTTAGAGGAGCCCATGCCGCTCCCCATCAAGGAGATTGTTGAAAACATGGGACTGACGGTTTATCATGCTCCACTGCCAGACGGTATCTTTGGTCGTACATATTTCAATGACGCTAATGTCGAGATTTTTACAAATAAAGCATGCACGGAAACAGCAGGTCGGACTATATGCCCCGGAACCATACTTGTTAACCCCGATGTCGTTTTTATGCGAAATATCGGTTCGACAAATAATACCGTAATCCACGAGTGTGTCCATTGGGACAAGCACTATAAGTTCTTCGAGCTTCAGAAGCTCTTGAACCCTGATATCCAAGCAATCTCCTGCGCCGTTGTCGAGGATTATAAGAAGAAGTCCAACGAGCTCGAAGATGAGCTGTCTTGGATGGAGTGGCAAGCCAATGCGCTGGCTCCCAAAATTCTAATCCCCGCAAAAACCGGTAAGGCAAAGCTCTCCGAAATTCTAAACAGACTTCACAGGGCGTATCGTGGCCGTCTCCGTGACGGGTACGTCATGGAGCTTGCCATCAGTGAGTTCGCTGATTTTTTCAAGGTTTCAACGACAGCCGCAAAGATCCGTGCTGTTGAGCTCGGTTTTGAGCAAGCCGCCGGTGTTTTCAACTTTGTCGATGGTAAGAACTACCCGCCATTCTCCTTCAAAAAAGGCAGTTTGAAAAAAGGCCAAACCTTTGTCATCGACCGCAACAATGTCATAATTCAGTCCCTGCTTAACCCGGATTTATCTGAGGATATTGCGGCGAGGCGTTTTATTCACGCTGGCGGTCTACTCGTCATTAATGATCCTCAATATGTAAGCATTGTAGAGGATTCTGAACCAACTCTTACCGAATACGCCTTAGAGCATGTCGATGAGTGCTGTTTGGTATTCGACCGCACTACACGGGTCAGCACCCAATATGATGACTCTTTCTACCGCATATGCTTCCTTTGTAGAGATGCCGATTCAAAGAGTTTTGTTGAAGCCAGCTTCAATCCGAAGGAAGGCAAGAATGAAGATGTACAGAAACGTGCCCGTGAAATGGCTGCCATCGCAGCAGAAGCAAAGCGAGTCGCAGATATCCTTGCTGAGGTTCCTTCGTCGTTTTGTGGGACCCTTGACTATCATATCAAACGTCGTGGGTATACCAACGAGAAGATGGAAGAACGTACTGGCATAAGCTCTCGCATGATTCAAGACTATCGAAAAAAGAAGGATTCCAACATCACCTTACAAAGCGTACTTGCTCTTTGCATCGGACTGAATCTGCAACCGGCTTTCTCTTATGATTTAATCCTCAAGGCTGGTTTTAACATAATGACCGCCAAGGACGAGCACCTCATTTAAAGATGCCGGTATTCCGCAACAACTACCCAAAAACGGGAATAAAATGACTGCTCCTGAAAAATAATTCGGAAGTCGCACTTCCGGTATGAAACCCTGATTTATCAAGGCTCTTATGTCTTTCAAGACATGAGGGCCTTCTTTTTTTGCCTATTTTACAGGCTTTTTCGGCCATCGGAACCGGAAGTCCCACTTCCTCGTTAAAATCCGAAATCTCAATAAAATAGTACCTGTGAGTGAAAGCTCACGCCACAAGCGGTACGTCCGCTGGCCCCGGACGATCCAGTGCCGCTTGATGGGACAAGTTAATACGAACAGCTGCCTACTGGATAAGGAAGCTGCAGACCGGAACGGAGAAATCTCCGTCAGGACTGTGGTTAGGTTTCTATACCCATTTTGCAGCTGACCATGAAGGTTTCCTCCGTTCCAAGCAAATCGAACGGAGGAAATTTTCATGCAAAACAAAGACAATTATCAAATCTACAATAAATCAACCCACGAATGGGTCCCTGTATCAAGAGAGGTGTTCAAAACTTACATCAAGGAAATTGATACATACCGTCGTAAAGAGCAACGCCACGGTAGGTGTGCGTGTCCTCAATCAAAAAACTGGCTGTGCGACATGAACTGTCATTGCTGTGAATTTCACAAGGCCGGAGACATGCTTTCCGCTGACGCTGAAATGAACACGGAAGAAGATTGTACGACCATTTTAGAGACAACACCTGATCCAAACAGTGATATTGAAGAGGCTCTGGCGTTATGCGAGTTGTTCGAGATGCTTCATAAAGAACTTGAGCGGCTTGACCCTGAAGGTCGGCGTATCTGTGAACTCCTGATGTATCACTCGGAACGTGAGGCTGCCGATATCATGGGCATGGCCCGTTCCACCTTCAAGCGTCATTGGACAAAAATTCAGGCAGAACTTCGGAAAAAGCTCAAGGATTATTACCTTTAATTAGCACTGGCCCTCCGGTCGCAAATTCTGCGGCTGGAGGGCCAAAAACTTTTTTCAAAAAATGGGTACTGAGGACAGCAAAACAACACAGGTCCTCAGAAAGGAGGAACCGCCAATGAGTGAGTCCAGACCCAACAAGGCCGTCACCGATGAAGAGCTCATCGGAGTGCTTACGGCAATCAGCGTAGTGTCAAGACGTCTGGCGAGGAAGCTGATCCAGCTGAACCAGACAAGCCAATCTCAGGAAGGAGGAAAACAGGATGAGCAAAACGAGCGAAATGGAAGCGACCATCAGAGAGTTACGGGATATTGCATCTTCTATTAACGACATCGCCAACTGGCTGACCGGCGCATTCAGCGGCAGCGAGGAAGCGACCCCTGCTCCGGAACCGGAAAAGGCCCTCACCCTCGAAGAGGTCAGAGCGATTCTGGCAGAAAAGTCCCGTGCTGGTTTCACCGCTCAAATCCGTGACCTTCTCCTGAAGTACGGTGCCAAGAAGCTCTCAGAGGTTGACCCGGCCAGCTACAAGGCTCTGGTGGCGGATGCGGAGGTGCTCGGCAATGGCTAATCACGCACTTCTCTCCGCATCGTCCTCACACAGGTGGCTCAACTGCCCACCTTCGGCAAGGCTATGTGAAGGCTACGACGACAAGGGCAGCGATTTCGCAGCCGAGGGCACCGATGCCCACGCCCTCTGTGAGTTCAAGCTCCGGACGGCACTCGGCATGGAGGCCAAGGACCCGACCGAAGACCTCTCTTGGTACAACTCCGAAATGGAGGAGTGCGCCAACGGGTATGTGGCCTTCGTGATGGAGCTTATCGAAGAGGCTAAGAAGACCTGCCCGGACCCAGTGGTCCTAATCGAACAGCGGCTCGACTACTCCAAGTACGTCGAGGAGGGCTTCGGTACCGGCGACTGCGTCATCATCGCAGACGGGACGCTCCACATCGTGGACTACAAGCACGGCAGAGGCGTTCTGGTCGAGGCCGACGACAACCCGCAGATGAAGCTGTACGCACTCGGTGCGCTGGAGCTGTTCGACTGCATCTACGACATCGACACCGTGGCCATGACAATCTACCAGCCCAGACGCTCCAACGTCAGTACCTTCACCATACCGAAGGAGGAACTCTACGAGTGGGCTGATCAGGTTCTGGCCCCGACTGCAGAGCTTGCCTTCAACGGAGACGGCGAATACCACTGCGGCGAATGGTGCCAGTTCTGCAAGGCCAAAGCCGACTGCCGTGAAAGGGCCAACGCCAACATGGAACTTGCCAAGTTCGAGTTCAGGCAGCCGCCTCTGCTGACGGATGAAGAGGTCGAAGAAATCCTCAGCCGTATCGACGAGCTGATCGCTTGGGCCTCCGACATCAAGGACTATGCACTTCAGGCAGCTATCAGCGGTAAACAGTGGTCCGGCTACAAGCTGGTCGAAGGCCGCTCCAACCGCAAGTACACAGACGAGAATGCCGTCATCGCAGCCGTGACCGCTGCCGGGTATGACCCCTACGAACACAAGATTCTCGGCGTCACCGCTATGACCTCGCTTCTTGGAAAGAAACAGTTCAACGACATCCTTGGAGGCCTGATCACCAAGCCTCAAGGCAAACCCACGCTGGTGCCGGACAGCGATAAGAGACCGGCAATGACAACCATTATCGATGATTTCAAGGAGGACAACTAATATGTCAAATTCTACTAAACTCGCAAACCCCATGAAGGTTATCACCGGCAAGGACACCCGTTGGTCCTACGCCAATGTCTGGGAGGCCAAGTCCATCAACGGCGGCACCCCGAAGTTCAGCGTCAGCCTCATCATTCCGAAGACTGACACCGTGACCGTTCAGAAGATCAAGGCGGCAATTCAGGCGGCCTACGAGGAAGGTCAGGCCAAGCTCAAGGGCAACGGTCGTACCGTACCGCCTCTCACCGCTATCAAGACGCCTCTTCGTGACGGCGACACCGAGCGTCCGGATGATCCGGCTTACGCTGGCAGCTACTTCATCAACGCCAACTCCGCTACGGCTCCCGGCATCGTGGACGCTGACTGCAATCCGATCCTGACCCGCTCCGAGGTTTACTCCGGCGTGTACGGTCGTGCCAGCATCAACTTCTACGCTTTCAACTCCAACGGCAA